ATCGTACCGTTCGGCACTACTTGATCAATTCGAGGAAGCCGACCGAGAGATTGCCGCTGAATATTCGCTTTCCCGATTGCCAGACCTCTATAACCGACTGTACGGCAAAGCACTACTGCAAAAGCCCGCGCCATCGGTAGGCGCACACAAGCCCGCCGTAAAAGCGGCATCAGCAGTGCCAAGCCTCGCAGAAGCGCAAGCCACGGGCGACCCTGAAAAGATCAATGCCGCGTTCGATGCGTTGCTCGCTAATCACCGCCGATAGCAGATAGCTACGGCGCCCCGTTTACCACTACAACGAAAGGCACCATCATGGCCATCACCGTATCCGATCCAACCATCTGGAGTACCAGACTCCGGATGTACCTTGACAAGAGTCTTGTCTATGTAAACGCCCTCTGCAACCGAGACTACGAAGGGGAGATCACCCCTGGCTCCACCGTGAAAATCCTCAACGTCGCAGAAGGGACTATCGAGGATTACGACGGTTCCCTCACCGCGCCCGCAGACCTCACGGATGAAAACAACGCGACCCTCACCATCAATCAGAAAAAGGCCTTCAACTTCAAAGTGGAGGACACCGATCGGGAATTTTCGGTGCTGAATCTGATTGACCAAGGGAGCAAGCGTCACGCCTACAAGCTGGCAGACACCGCAGACCAGTACATCGCAAGTCTACACGCTGGCATTTCCGACACCACACCGGATAACACCTATGGTGATTCCACGACCCCAATCGTCATCGGTGGGGGCGGGTCCGATGTTGCCGCCTACGATATGTTCCTTGAGCTATCCCAGCGGCTGGATGAAGCAAACGTTCCGCGCCAAGACCGCCGCATCGTTCTCCCACCGTGGCTATACCGCCGCATCAAAAAAGAACTTGGCGGGAAGGATTCCGGCCTTGGGGATCAGGTGCAGCTAAACGGCCTAATCGGCGAACTTGATGGGGTCCAGATTTTCCTATCGAACAACGTGGCCAACACCTCCGGTGCGAAATACAAGGTTATGATGGGCATCCCAGTTATCACGTACGCTGAGGCGATTATGAAGACTGAGACCTACCGCGTGGAATCAGCGTTCGCCACTGGCGTAAAAGGCCTACACGTGTACGGGGCCAAGCTGGTATCACCAGCAGCTCTTGCGCTGGCAACCGTCAGTAAGGGGACGCTGTAATGATTGCGATCTGGTTTAAGCATCCAAGTGGCCAAATCTTCGATGTAGAAAAAGGAAGCCACGCCGAGAAATTGGCACGGGAGCAGGGTTGCGTTGAGCAGCCCCCCGTGCCAGTAGCATCAGAAAAGCCGGTAAAAAAAGCAAAGGCATCGAATGACGTGGGAGACGCTACAGGCGCAAGCCTCTGATTTCGGCAGCGAGCAGCAGTGGATAGCGCAAGCACACGCTGCAACCTTGTCTGGAGCGGAATCACCGGAACTGATCTTTATCACCGAAGCAAAAGCCGACCTTGCCCGTGAGATGCAACAGCGAGTCGGGCTGGACATCGGGGATAGCGATCAGTTGGCGACAGTGGACGCATCCGTTGACTCGTACCAAAAGCAATGGCGGTACATCCTAAGCCTGAAACAGCTTTGCCTTGTGTACGAGGCACTGGATCAAGGCGAAGGCTCTATGAATCGCATGAAGGCCCAGCGCTACCATCGGCAGTACAACGACCAGCTGATGATGCTCCGGTCGCTTTTCACAGATAGCGGACGACCGCATCGGCATACCAGCGTGAGGATTTCGCTATGAGCTTCGGACAGCAGGTAAGAAACCGATGGACAGCTCTCAAGCGGGAAGTCTTCGACCGTGACACACTGCGGGCGATTGCGAAGGAACAAGGGGAGTGGGTGCGGATTCTGACGGTGGGACGGACGTTGTCAGGGCGCACCCGCGAGGGGAAGCCATTCGCCAAGTACAAGCCGAGCTATGCCGAGATACGCAAGGCGAAGGGGTTGCAGACCAGCCCCGTAAACCTGAAGGTATCGGGGAAGATGCTGAACAGCCTGAAGGTGACAAAGATCAAGGTAGCGGGGAAGGCGGGGGACTCGATAGAGATCAGCTTCGACCTTGTGGTAGGATCACGGCATGAGCAACAAGCCTTCGGCCTTTCCACTGGGTTTCTGGGGAAAGCACGACGACCAGCAAGGCAATTCATCGGCCTTGCCCCGTACGGTGGCCCCTTGCGTAGAGCGCAAGAGAGGGCGCTGCGGAAGATTGCGGCAACCCACATTAAGTTCAACGCAAAGGCAAAGGGCGTGTTCATTACCGAGGACCTCCGATGACTACACTGGAAGCGATTGTGGAGCGACTACAAACCGCCGCGCCATCGTGGCAGTATCGCATCGGATTCGGGGCCGACCTGATGGACTTCATCCAGCAAGCGACAGTCCCCGCCCCCACAGTATTCATCTCGGTGGGAGAGCATGCGCCGAACGTGGACACACTAACCGAAGCGTTTCGGTACGAGCGATTTATCGAGCACTTTTCGATTTTCATCCGGCGGGCTGAGTTCTCACCGGACGAAGCAGGGGTGATCTACCGGCAGTATCTCGGCATACGGGACGCGCTGAACGGATACACCTTCAAAACATCACAGCAAGGGGTCTCCATGCACCGAGTTTGTGCAGTCGAGACCGGCACCCCCTTATATGAAGGGGGATTCGCAGCAGCACAACTAAGCATAGCCGTATACTAACGGCAAAAAGGAGAAAAAGATCATGGCAGATACCGTTTTCGGAGGCCCAAATAAGGCCGTCCTTTTCCCAATCTCTTCGGCGGCTTTCGGGACGACCGCAGAGATCACCTTAAACCTGACAGCCTCTACAGATGTGCAGCGGCAAGCCGATGGGACATTCGTCATCACCACAGACAGCGTGATGGATGACGACACGCTACAAGCCTTTTTGTCCGCAGCTAATCCCGTTGGGGCGAGCGCGACGACTAATGAGGTTGTCACGCTGGAGAATGGCCAGACCGTCGGTGGCGGCAACGCCAACTCGGTGGACTACGGGATGATTGTCTATGGCAACGTGATGAGCGCGGGGACGAAACGCAAGACCTGGTATGGCGTGGTGAACGTGGACCCGACTTCTGGCAGTTGGAAACAGGAAGCGGGCAAAGCGAACCGCCCGAAGCTCGTATTCAACAGTAAGAAGGTGACAGTGGCCCACTCAGTCCCCGTGCTGTGCTTTGACACATCGCTGGTAACCGCCCCCGGTGCGCCAAAGAGCATTGTACAGTATAGCGGCGGTGTAACCGAGTTTTTGACAGAAGCATAACCAAGCAGGGGGGGGCTAAGCCCCCTCTGTTCACCATGACCATACTATGGCAGAGCTAAAAACAGGGCGGTTCAGCGTCGAACTTGTGCTGACCAATGGCAAGACCGTATCGGCCCTTACGCGGGCTATCAATGGCCACACCTTCGACCTTGTGGAGCAAGCAGTCAAGGAGTTGGAGGAAGAGCGCATGGGGCTACTCGCTGAAGCCCCATCGCTGAAGCAGGCTCTTGTATCGGAGGATTCCGGCAAGACATCGTTAAGCCAGATACAAGAGCTTTCGGCGAAAGCTCCAGAGCTGAACAGCAAAGCGCGCCGACTGAAGGTCAAGACGACCTTAGTCATTGGCCGCCTCATGATCGATACTGATGTGCAGAGCGCAGCAGCATACAAGGATGAGGCGGAGAGTGGGATTGATAGCGACTTCTGGAAGAGCCAAGACCTTACGGCTCTGGGGGAAGCCGTGAAGCGATTTCGTGGACTGCTATTCGGCGGCGAGTAGAGAGGTTACGGCAATCCAAGAGTGGGGGGCATGGAGCGCGGCATTCCCGACAGACAAGGATAAGCATGGCCACTCAATCCCCCCGCTACAGATGTATCCGAGGGAGTTTATTGACCTTTCTCGCGATGCAGATTACATCTGCTGGGAGGTGGCAAAAGGTGTCCCATCAGAGCATGACCGGCTCTACTACGGAGAGGTGCCATATCCACGGGTATGGATGCAGCGGGCATATCAGCGCATCGAAGCATTTATCGCCGTAAGTACGCATCACCACAGGGAGCAGTATAGAAATGGCTGATAGCGGAATCAGGTTTGGGATAGACACTTCGGAAGCAGAAAAGGACATCAAGCGGCTTGAGCAAGAGGCCGAAGAACTTGACGATCTGCTATCTGATCCTATCGAGATTGAGATTGATGCTGACGGAGCAAAGGATCAGCTCGGTGAGCTGACATCTCTTGCCAAGTCGGCTTTTTCTTTTGAGGCCATTAGCGGGGCTGGCGACTTCCTCTCTGACTTTGCAGAGCAAGGGAAAGAAGCGCGGATAGCCCTGCAAAACTTGGCCGCCCAGACGGGGGCATCAGACACCGAAATACAGGCTCTTAGCGATTCTGCTGAGAGCCTTTTCCGCGTTGGGGTGGGTGAGAGTGTGGCCGATGCGACAAAGGCCATCGCTACGGCAAAGCAGCAGTTGGGCGGACTGTTGGATGCGGAAGGTATGGAAGCGTTTACGGCCAGAGCCGCAGCACTTGGGAAGGTCTTTGATAAGGATGTGTCAGAGGTCATCGGTAAGTCCCGAACCTTCATCAGTCAATTCGGCTTGGGTGGGTCTGAAGCTGCTGACCTTGTGTCGCTCGCTATGCAAAAGGCTGGCACGGCAATGGACGATGTGTTAGACACCACTGATGAATATAGTCAGGTCGTCAAGCAGGCGGGCTTCAACGCAGAAGAATTTGTCGGGACACTGGTTGCGGGTGTGCAGGCTGGGACACGTGACACCGACAAGCTGGCCGATGCTATCAAGGAAACCCAGATACGACTACGTGCAGGGGATACATCCTCCGCACTGGAAAGCATCAACTCCCCAATTACCGCGAC